TTCCATGTCTTTCCTCCTTTTTTATATTATATATTATTTATTTCATTTCTCCAAGATTTTTTCCTACCTCAATATCTACCTTTAAAGGAACTGATAGATTAACTGAATTTTCCATTGTTTCTTTTATTATTGGTAATGCTTCTTTTAGATAATCTTCTTTGCAATCAAATACTATTGCATCATGAATATTTAATAACATCTTACAAGGTTTACCTTTTAATATCTGATGAAGTTTAATCATACTAATATAAACTATGTCTGCTGCAGTTGATTGTATTCTTGCATTAATTGCTTGTCTATACGCAGCATCCCTACTTCCTTCATCGTTAGAATACAAATCATTCAATCTTCTCTTTCTCCCAAACATGTTCACAACATAACCATTTTTTTCTGCAAACTTTTTTTGATTATCAATATATCTTCTTGCGTCTGGAAATTCATTAAAAAATTCATTTATTATTCTATCCGCCTCTCTATAATCTATACCAAAATCTCTAACAATTACATGAGAACCACCACCATACATTATCCCACCAAAAACAGCACCCTTTGCTAAAGCCCTTTCTTGTTTTGTTATTTTATCTAACTCTTTTTTAAATATCTGAGAAGCAATTTCTTTATGAATATCTTGTTTCTTTGCCATTGTAATTAATTTTTTATCTTTTGTATACATCGCAAAAACCCTAAATTCTACTTGTTTAAAGTCTGCTTCAATTAAAATACAATTTTTTGATGCTTTCAATGCATGTCTAATTATACCAGCCTCTTTTTCATCTCGTTTAGGAATATTTTGTAAGTTTGGTTTAGCACTACTTAATCTACCTGTAACAGTTCCCTTACCTTCACCATCATCTTTATCCTCTGAACAAAAATTATAAACAGTATGAATTTTATTATCAGTTGAATTTTCAAGAATAACTAGATATGCTTTAATATATGTATTATAAAATTTCTGTAGTTTTCTATAATCAAGTAATTCTTTTAATAACTTATTTCTATTTTTTTTAAATAAAAGATTTAATGCATCTTTATCGGTTGATGGTGAACCTTGTTTTACTCCAGCAGCTCGTTGAGTTTTTGTTAATTTATTTATCTTAATTGGTGATAACCCCATTATATCAAATAATAATTTTCTTAATCGTATTGGAGAATCTAAATTTAATTCTCCAAATTTTTCAGTATATTTCATAACCTCTTTTCTTTCAAACAACTCCTGCATTAAAACTTTTATTTTGCTTTGATATCTTGCGCTAATTGCTTCTAAATATTCTTTATCCCCGTTAATCCCTCTTAACTCCATATAAGATAAAACAACTGTTGTTGGGATTAAAATTTTATTTAATAACTTCCATAAATTTTCTTCTTCTAATAATGGTTTTTGTTTTTTGTAAACTCTGAATGTTGCATCAGCATCCTTTGCAGAATACTCATGTAACTTTTCTATTGGTAAATCCATAATAGTAGATTTTCTATATTTGGTTACAAATTTTTCTTTCATTTGCCCGCCAAATAAATTAGTTTGATTTGTTTTCTTTCCTATATCTTGTTTTGCTTGGTAAGGAATTTTAATTTTACCTCTTATATAATCTCTTGCTTCATCTTTGAATGTTCCCATATTAGTATAAGTTAAAACTAAGTTAGCTAAATGATGAATTCCTTCTTCATTTAAAAGATAACTTGCTAACATTGTATCAAAATAAAATTCTTTCACCAATATATTATCATAAAGTAAAAATTTAATATCAAACTTCCCATTCTGAGCTATTTTTTTTACATCAGACATAAACAATCTTTTTAATTCTGTCTTAACAATTTCTTGTTCTTGTTTATTAAATATTCTATCATCATGATAAGGAATAACTATTGCATAGCCTTCTTTCCAAGAAAATGATAAACAAAGGATTTTTCCTTTCTGACAAATTAAAGAAGTTGTTTCAGTATCAAATGACATTTCTTTTTGTGTAATTAAAAAATCAACTGCTTTCTTTACTTTTGAAATTGAATCAGTTACTTTATAAATTGTATCTTTAGATTTTTCTTCTTTTGATTTAAAAGTTAATGTTTTTAATTTAGTTAAGTCACTTTTAAATTCTGAATATTGTGAAGAACGTTTATTAAAATTAGAAAGATAATTCGGATGATACATTGGTAATAGCCAACACCCCCAATCTTCTCCCCAAATTGGTTTTCCCCTTAATTTTGTAACACCTTTACTTTTTAAAAAATAAGAAATAGGAGTATTTCCTAATAAACCAATTACCTTTGGTTTTACGTTTCTAATCTCTTCTTCTAAATATCCAGCGCAAACTTTAATTTCTGAATCAACAGCTGGTCTATTTTTAGGAGGTCTACATTTTACTATATCAGTAATATAAATATCCTTTAAATCAATCCCACATTCTTGTAAGTATTGCTTTAGTAATTGTCCACATCTACCAGAAAGATGTTTTCTTTTTATAACTTCTTCATACCCAGGCGCATCACCAATAAGCATTATATCAGCATTTAAATTTCCCATCCCGTCTAATTTAACTAGAGAATATTTTCCTGCTGTGGATGTCTTTGCTAAATTACATTTGTTACATTTCATTAGTGAGTTTGTTTCTTAAATTTTTGTTGTTCATCATCATCGCATTCTTCAAATCGTAATTGTTCTGCGTAAAATCTATAATATATTTTTCCTTTAAACCCTGATAATTTATTTTTAGTAACATGAACACTTATAATTGGTCTTGCTAATCCTTCATCATCATAAAAATACATCTGTCCTTTATCATCATAAAAATCAGTTTCTAAAAGATGAATTGAATCAGCTGCAAATTGTAATTCAACTGCTCCTTTAATTGATTCATCACCTATATGTTTTGCTTGTAAACCTGACTTGGTTCCCATTACCGTTGTAACAATTGGGGCTTCATATATGGTTGAAGCTATTTTTAAACTTTCTACTATTTTAATTAACTTTTCAGTTTCTTCTCTACTAGGTACTTTAACCATATGTAAGAAATCTATAAATACAATTAAATGTTTATTTCCTAAATCTAATGCCCTTTGTTTACATAATTTTATATTGTTTAAAATAAAATTTAAATCCTGTCCATACTTAGCATCTTTCAAACTAAATCTTTCTGAGTATCCTCTTATTTTTTTTATTGCTTTTTCTATTGCTGCAGTAAAACTTGTTTTTTCTTCCTCGGTTAAAGTTTCATTTTTTTCAATCCCAAACCTTGGCTTTAAAACTTTGTTAACATCTATTTTAGACGAAGAAGAAACAGCTCTTGGAATTGTTTTAAAAATTGATGGGTCATCAATTGAGAAGTACAAAACATAATTATTCTCATCTTCTAAAAGATGTAAAGCTAAATTTAATATAAAACTACTTTTACCTACATTCCACTTTCCACCAACTTCGTGTAACCCAATTTGTAGTCCATCCATATTCTCATCAAAGAAAGGAAATCCTGTTTTCAATCCAATCAACTCATTTGTTTTCCATCTAAATTCATCAAACTTATCTACTTCCTTTGCGAGTATTTCTCCTTCAGCTAAGTAATCTACTATTGAGATTCCTTGTAAGAGTTGATTTTTCTTTTCGTATTTCTTTAGCTCTTCTAATATTGTTGTCTTTAAAAGTTTAGTTTCATTTACTACTAAGGTAAGCATTCTTTCTCTAATTAAAGAATCACTTTGGGATAGTAGCATTTCAAATAAAGATTTTTTACTATCCACATTTTCAGTTTTTGCATATTTATCAAGTTGATATTTAAAAGTAGATATTTCTTTTAACTTGATAAATTCTTTTATTCCTTTTTCTTGAATGAAGTCATCTGGGTCTATATCTTTTGGTAGAAGTTTAACAAATGTTTTTATTTCACATTTGTTTTGGATTAATATAATTGCTTTATTTAAAGCATTCTTTCCTGGTTCATCTCCATCAAAACAAAAAACCATTTCTTTAATTCCATTTTTAAGTATCCATTCATAATGTTTTTCAGAAAAGTTAGAACCTAAAATTGAAACAAAGCTTTCAAATTTGTTTGCTGTTGCTGTAAAAACTGAGCTTGCTCCTTCTACTATATAAATTTTGCTAAACTTTCTTGCTTTGTCTAAATTAAAAAGTAGGTTAACTGGTTTCTTATAAACATTTATTAGATGATGTTGATATTTTTGTATAGTATCTTTATCAATTAATCTCCTTGTAGAAATACTTACAATTAAACCGTAAGCATTATATATAGGGTAGATTAATCTATTAGTTAAACTTTTATATTCTAAATTTAACACCCCTGATTTTAAGATATCATAATTCTTATTAAATTTATCATAAAAAGCTTTTAGTTTTGGGTTATCAGGTAAGTACCCTAATTTATGTTTATCAATTATTTTTTCCCATTTCCTTTTCTTAATATAATCAATTGCAATTTTTGGTTTCTTTGTTTTTAAATATTGATTAGCTTCTTCTACCAGTTTGGTTAGAAACTTTTGTGCCAAATTAAATTTCTTTTCCTCGACTGTTTCTTCAGCTAACTCATATTTTATATTATACTTATTAGCTAAGTATAAAACATTATCTGTAATGAATCCTTTTCCAGCTGTTGGTCTTCCTTCTAATAAATTACAAGCATTAAAAATATCCCCTGATTCTAAACATACAAAGCACTTGAAATGTTCTTCATCCGGATAAAAGTTACAAGCTACTTGCTCGTCCTCATTAGAGTGGTCTTTTCTATTAG